CACCTGCCACGACCTCTATGGAAGCTTGTGCGTAAATACGCAAAAGCTCACACCAGTCGAGATGCTTGCAGACATAACGATGTCTACCAGCTGTGGGGCCGAATGCTTCGAGCGTATGCGTGCGCGTATTAAAGCGCCGTTTATATTCTCTAAAGTCCGACTCCTCTCGAGGTCTGTAATACGACGAGAGACGCAGAAGACATGAGCCTGGCGGCTCAAAATCACGACGACCTTTACGGTCATCGTCTGCTAATCTTATCAACTCTTCGGGGCTATAGTAGCTCCCGTAGTGTAGTCCCTGTGCTAACAACTCACGTTGCAGCAGCAGGCTCGTATTATAATAGCCGCGTTTGTCAAACTCCTGCTGATAAGCAGAGTAAGACATAAGCGTCTCAGGTGAATAGCTTTGATAAACAGTCCGGATTTTTACCGGAGTGACATCTTTGCCGTCATAGGCATCGACGCCACAAGACTCACGAAAGAGTCCCGCTGTACAGCACTTATCAATGTTGACTTTCAAGCCAACACTGTGCAGTGCTTCGATCACCGCGGATTCGCATCCACGGGGAACGATTATATCATCGCCATAAACATACACATTACAAGCCGCTTCCTTTAAGGATACTGCGAACTTGCTGTGTATAGCAGACACTGACAGTGCCCAGAAAACGAACGCCTCGACGGGAAAGCATAATGCTGAACCCATCGGTGCGAACTTGTTTAACTGGACAACACTACCGTCTGGGAGCTTGGTCGCGCTTGTGCGTAGAGCATACAAACATTTCAATAGAGTAGGTACTCTTTCGAATATGATTGTTACTAGCTCTAGACTCACGCGATCAGAGGCATCCTTCAGATCTAGGGTCACCCAAGGGTTGTTTAACTCTTGGGACGATCCCTCTAATGCAAGGTTCCTGTTGATGTCCTGCGACGTGAAATTCACGAAGCCGGCCGTCATCAAGTTACCTTCCATCCAGTCAACCATTGCACGTCCCAAACCCTGCTGCATCCATTGGTATTCCAATGGTTCGCAAGATATAAGACGTGGCCCTCTAGAGTCCTTCGGAACGAGTACGACTTTCGCCGTGCCCGATTCGAGCTCTTCCATGGCCAGAAACCTTTGCAAATCATCGCAAAGGTGTGTAGGACCGTAGTAGAAGTATTCTTCGTAAGGGTACTCACGCGCTATTCGCGCGTAGTATCTCTTGAAGTATTTCTTCTGCCACGGTTTCTCCCCGGTGCTAACAGCACCCGGGCCATGACGCGGTTTAATATCGCGAGGGTCGAACGATTGCCAAACGCGCTTAGCAAGAGTGCTAGCGCAAGTAAGCAACGTTCCCAGTGCCCTATCATCAATACATCTTCCGAAGATGTTAAGATGAGATAGGCGCTGATCAACATCAACAAAGTCCGTAAGGACCTTACTAATATCATCATGACTATGTGGTAGTTTCAGCTTATACAACAGGTAACAAACCTGTCGTATGTTTGCTATGACAAGATGGTGCCGCGTCGACGTCTCGTCGATACGTACCATACCCATCTCATCGAACACCTGTTCGAAGAGACTTCCGAATAATTTCGGGATTTTAGACCCTGGTCGTTTTTCAACGCCAGGTATGTCCAACGGACTTCCAGAGGCGAGAGCTCTATCCAGAGCTTTCCCAATGGCGGGCAATGTTTTCGTTAGAAAACTAATGCCTTCTTGCTCGTATCGATCAATCAACTTTAGTTGATCGTATACAGCTTCCGTTAGTGGGTAGTTATCTTGCAACGTTACGTCTGCGTGAACGGCAAGGAGAAGACGAAGATAAAACGATTGTTCGTTCCGACCTTGAGGGTCGTTCTTCGTCACAGCTTCATTAGATTCCATATTTTATGGTTTTTCTACTGCAAGCACACTTCCACCGCACACACGTACGTCCCTCATAGCGCCTCAGAGGGGTTTACCCTCTGAGGTACTACTAGGCGAATCTAGCTTTTTAAGGCTAGGACTCGCCGTTCAGAAGCATCGAAATCGCGCCGGTCGGGAAGACGAAAGTCATAACCGTGCCGACAGCGTCGATAGCGTTCTGAAGCGTGATCGTGTCACGGGGTAGGGTGATGGTCAGCGAAGCCTTAATAAGCTTCGTCTTTCCATCAGTACCTACGTAACCGTGCACGACTTGCACCACGTGCGAATCGAGCTCCTCACCTTTCTTACCGGACACTCGGTGTCCGACGATAAGGGTTTTGGGCGCACCAATGGTCGAGTCCTCACGGACGCGGTCACTGTTGCCTTGGTCGATGTTACGAAGACGATACGTCTTCGAGCTACTGGTAGAGCCACTTGGTCCTGCAGTTGCAGGATTGATGGCCACGTTGTTATCGAACATACGTTTTGTGGGTTTCTATGTGCATTTGTTTAACTACCTTTATTGGTAGGATCCTCAAGTGCCGATTGGAATCGACCTGGAGTACGGGCCTTGCTAACTTTAGCTCGGACCGGCTTGGGGGATCTATCCCCCTAGTGCAGGGTTCAACCTGCGTTGTAGTTCCAAAACAGGCTCTTTCGACCCTTAACGACTTTAAAATGTCGCCAAGTGGTCTTGCGGCCTGCTTTGTTTTGCGTGCCTGTCAACACACCACCACCCGATCCAAGTACATCTAGGTCAAGAATCTTGCCTAGAACTCGCGAAGCCTTTTTGGCTGAACGATAAGTACGTCGGGAACCGCGGAAAGAAGCTTTTAATAGCCTCTTAGCCCACGGTGTGAGTGATGGCCATGGGACCTTTTGATTTGCCAAGGAAACTCCTAAGAGTCCTTGGGTCAAAGTGGGGTCCTCAGACAGTATGACGTTGGAGTGCGTAAGCGGATCACAAGGATACCGCGTATAGCGCCCAACACTACGTCCCCAAGTGGGGATGAGTCCGCCGGTGCCTAGTCGCCATTCGCTTTTAGCGAATGATTCCCATTTAAGGGAGTGACATGCATCCAGAATGACGGTATCTACTCGTAAGTTATCGGGCGATAAGCGACCTAGGAAATTTCCTACGTCAGCAAACCAATCGAGCACGAACGAGTATGGGTAGTTATTCCAGGCGACCTGTGCAATAGACTTAAACCCCAACGCATCTAATAACGCCGCTACATCCTGTAGCGGCTGCATTGGAATTAGATAGAAGTACGTCACGCTAAACCTATATTTAGGTTTAGACGTCCAACTATACTTCGTAACCCCGTAACCTTCAGGATCGTTCTCATCCGATCCAAACCAGATCACGTCTTCCGGCAGATCCGCGGGCTCATGAGCCCGAGAGTAATGCCGAGACTGTGGTGTGGCCTGATTCACAAGTAATCGCTCATAATTCTTTCGAAAATTCGAAAGAACTCGTACGATTTTCGAGCAATCAGATAGAAACGGCTTCCAGCCAAAACTCACATTAAGATGCAAGTTACTGATATTGTTCAGTAGGCTGAGCTTCCGCTGCCAAAAGTCGAACATCCTGGGTATCTCGTCAAGTTCTAACAAAAAGTTAGGCAAGGCGAGACCAGTGTTCATCCCTGGTTTCAGAGCAGACCAAGCTTCCAAAATCCGATCTTCCCAATTAAGGAAAGAAGGATTGTAGGCAGGGCCGCCTGTATAACCAAGAGCCATCTGCATGCCAGACATACCTGTTACGGTGTGTCTAGTGTCGACAGACGGATACGTATACTCATAACTCCCTAGCGCGTACGGAACTGATTTCTCAGTCGTATGATCGCACCAGTTGGCCGTTTTACGGTCAGAGTTAGTGTAACTGATACGGCCAAACTTCGAAGTGAAGGATGGATTACCGTGATCAGTGTCAATAACAGCACCAGTAGGGATATAAAGCCCGTGGTATAAAGCTGTTAGACTTCCGTAGGATGAGCGTTCTTTTGTTGGCATAAGGTCAGAATGATGATAAACCACACGCAGCTTATTATCGCTGCGCGCCACCCCCT